AACGGAGCCGTTGTACATGTAGAAACGGTCAACGCCCATCCAAAAGTAAACCCCGTCCATCTCAACGACTGCGTTGGATGACATGATTGAGATCTGGCTAGAAATGATGTCGTACTTCCAGTACTGCTGTGAGTTACCGGTAAAGGATACTCGTATTAAACTATCTGTTGCCCAAAACAATCCGGACGGCGAGTTGGTACCACCACGAACCGGCATGCCCTTTACAATTTTACCAGCGGCCATGTTTACTCGGTTAGCAAGAGGGCCGTTCCAGTCGGTTAAGTTTTGGTCGGTGTATGTGGCGTCCACATGGTTGTTGGCGATCAAACCGTTTGATCCGTAGATGAACATGAACGGATACAACATCACAACTCCGCCGTCGCATGTGACCGGAGCAAAGGTTGGGTTAGCTCCCGATATGTCCGCCAACCCACTAAAGTACCACTGCCCGCCTGCGGTGGGCAGGATGTCACCAGACAAAACCTGTGTCTCGATGCTATTTACGATGTTGTTAAGGTTAAGCCCAGGGTGCGCGATAACCTTCATGCTGCCGCCGTTTGGGTCGTACTGCATGTCAAACTGCCACAGGTTGTTGGGGCTTTCTTGGAACTCAGTATCGGCGATCCACACCGCCGTTTGAGACGCGGGTATGCTGGTTGGCGTTACGGTGACCGTAGTATTGCCCGCTGCGAACACAGATCCAGACACGGTGTACTTAGTTGCGCCGGGAGTTTGGTCGAACACTACGACCGTAGTGGCCGGGAACTTTGCTGTGAGATCCCCAGTTACGACAAAGGTTGAGCTGGTGTTACTTGTTACCGCAGTCTCTGCGTACCCGACCAGGATGTTAGCCTTGTTAGGGCCCGTGCCAGCGCTGTACGACAGGCTAGTTGTGAACGTATCAATTGAGTCCTTGGTGCCCGTGAAGATGTAGTTTTGACCTTCGTAGGCGTTGGCTATGATGCCCCTGGCAAGACCAAACTGATCCAGGAACATCTGGGCGTACCCTCCAATCTTTCGCGGAACACCACGCTGGAAACGTGTCCAGAGCCCGTCCGTGCACTCGCGCGACTCAAAGACTGTGCCGTCACGCTTGATCCCCGGCTGGAGGCCTAGCGTGTAGACAACGGAAAGATTTTCGTCTGCCATTAGAATGTACCGCCGCTAATCAAACCTGCCTTGACCTCTCCGGTGAATGTGGTCTTTGGAGCCCCCGGGTTGGAACGGTCGATGACCACCATATCAACGCCGCCTGCGCTTATGGCGGGTCTGCTTGACGCTTGCAGGTACATGCCCGTTGTGGTGTCAGACAAGAACGAGTGCGACGGATCCGTTGCCGTGCCGTTGATTCCAAAGTAGATGTAGATCCAAGGCTGTGTTAAAAGGTACGCCTCACCGCCGTTTGTGAGAATAAGAGCAGACGCTCCATTGGCAATGGGTATGGCAGGGTTTCCACTGCCGGTTACATTAAAGTCAATCGTGTAGGCAGACTGCCCGGTTTGGTTGCTAACCACGTAGAGCTGGGTGATCGCCGGAACCTCAACGTCAAGGTTAACCGTGCGCGTGCCAGTTAAAGCGGTGTAAGTTTGTATGGTCGGCGCAAAGCTCGTAAGGTCTAGCGTGTTACCAACGATGCTGTCCACGTCGTATGTTGCCGCGGTGAATGACACATCAACCTGACGTGGCAGTCCGACGGTGAAGAAGTTCCCACTGGCGTGATCCTGTATGATAATCGCCGAGTCGGAGGGGAAAAACATTTGGTTGGCGAAGCTGTTAATGAACGTGCCAGCGGGTGGTGTAAATGTAACCGCGCCGGTTCCATTATTGCGGAAGTTAATGAACCACCCTGGGTTTACAGCCGCCGCGGTTGGCAAGTTAACCGCGCCAACGCCGCCCGTCCAAATGTACGTTGCGGCTCGGTTATTATCGGTAGGATTGAAGTTTATTGCCGTTTGAATTACTGTCGTACCTGTGGCTAGCGTGCCTAGTATGTTAACCAGTCCGTTGCCCACCAGTGTTGCGGCGTCGGCAGCGGATGTGCCCGCGCCGAATGTCACGTTCTCGTACGTGCCTGCCTCTGTGCTGTTGTCGGATAAGTAAACATACCGCGACTCACCCGCTAAGATCTCAATGGCCTGAAAGCCGTCAATGTCCTCAACGAAGAAGCTATCCGCTCCCATGTTACGGAAGAGAATGTCCGTCCCTGTCGATCCTTGGTTGCCTGGTGGCAGCGTGACAACCCAGCCGTCTGCGTCCGGTGTGCAGTCCATGATACGAGACGCTGCGACGGTGCCATCACCCGGCACGGTGTACGGGGGCCAGGACAGTGTTACGTTGGACTCGATCGCTAGAGCGGTGTAGCTTACGTCTGTGGGCTGTACGACGTCCCCAGTAAACGGAGATGTAAATGTGGGCATTATTGTGGCTCCTGAACGGATGTGTTCCTGTCAATTCTGCGAGACGAGTCCTCTTTTGTTAGCTCGCCCATGGAATTTTTGTATAGCTGTGACCAAATTTGTAGCTTGTCCGGGCTCTTAAGGTACGGCTGCGCCTGCAGTAATGAACCAAATAAAAGTGCTTGCGGCGCCTCGCGCGTGATCAGGTTCTCCTGGTTGTCGTCGGCGAGTGGTTGAACCCGGTTGTAATAAATAATCTCTACCGGGTACTGCGCGTCAGGTATTGGCGCGAATGCCCAGTGGTTGTAGTCATAGTCTGAGTAGTACTTGGGCTGCCCCGTGTTAAGCTCGTTCTGAGCCTGGGCCACGTAGTCCTGGCCGCGCAAAAGAACTGGCTGCCCGTTGATCTTCATGGACACGGTCTTGCGCCACCGGGCTGGCTTCTCCAGGGTCGCTCCCTGAGAGCCTGATAGCAGGGTTGTCTCAACCACCACCAGCTCCCAGAGTGTTTTTACTTGTGCCGCGATCTCTTGTTCGGCTAGCATGATCATCCTCGGGATCTGCTCCACGAATGACTGATCGTCTCGCTCAGAGTACCGTATGATGTCTTGGATTAGTGTGTCATATGTCAACACTGGTGCTGGCATGATTACCTCGAGTAGTAGGATACGTTAGGCGTCAACATCACCGGGGACTTGTCTCTCTCCTCGGCCTCGGCCTGCGTCAGCCAATAGTTAGCCTGCCCGTCAAGGTATTGAATGCGGGCAAGATCGATCCCAGGGAGTTGCAGCGACATCTGGTGCGACAGCATCTTCTGGACCGCGGCTATCCAGCGGTTTGGTACATAAAGCTCATTTGACAGATCTCCAACGTCCTCGATCTGCTTTTCAATTATAAGTTGGAACACCTGGAAGTCGTTGTTCGGTATTGGCCACAGGTACATCTGCGGGTTGATCTGACGGTCCATCCAGTACTGCAGCGATCGATCGCTCTCAAATTGCTTGTTAGGAAGATTCCAGTAGTCATCACGGTTCAGGCGCGCGAGCGGTATGTCCTGCTGCGTGTACGAGAACGATAACGCCCTTAAAGAGAACGTGGTCGCGCCTGTGTTGCGTAACCTGAAGTTGTAGTGGCCGGGGCTTGGATCGACCGGGAAGTAGTACCATTCAGAATCAGCCAGTGTGACCGTTGGTAGAGTGTAGCGAAGAGTCCATGTGACACCGTCCTCGCTCGTCTCGTAGACCAGGTTAAGTGTCTGCGCCCCGTATGAGTTAAAGCCTACTTGGTATATACGCTGCTGGTTTCCGTAGTTGGCGCCGAACCAGTTGTTAAGTAGTGTTGAGGTGCCGAAGGTCACCAGATTGTTGTCGAACAGGTTGGGCGCGGTGGAGTTGCTCGCGGGTAGCGCCGCAGAGATCGCCGGTGTTATAATGTAGCGCCAGTTAGCCTCACGCACGTCGACCGTACCCTGTGGCAGGTTTATGATTGTCTGGTTCTTGACCGTGCCGGACATGTAGTTCTCCAGCATCCACAGGTTAACTCCCCGGTTCGAGAGGTTCTGTAGTATGTAGAAAAGAGCTAGCTTGCCAGCGTCAATGTACTCAGGCGTTTGCTCCTCCGCGGGCTTTCCAGCCTCACGGAAGGCAAACTCAATCATCTGAGCTACGTTGACCTTGGTCTGGTTTGTGGTGCCTGAGTAGGCCATTACTTATCTCCCGCGTCCGCTTGTCCGCTTCGGTGCACTATTTTTCACTCGCTCGGGTAAATTTTTCTTTACCTTACCAGCGGCAACAAACTCCTTGCCAACTTTCTTTGGTATGCCAAGTGTGGACTTACCCTCAGCGGCGGCGTACATCGCGCCCATCTGGGCTTTTGATTTAATCGGCATATTAGTACGCCTTGCCACCAGAGCAGTAGTTACCAACTGCTTCCAGGCCCTTCATAAGGTTCTCGCGATCCAAGTCGCTCATGGCCCCCATACCGGCAGCTCCTGCGTTCCCCATTGCAGCGGAGGGAGCTCTCATGGAACCAACACCAGCTGCACCAGACATACCATCAGGGCCTCCCTGAAACATCTGCATGATACCCTGGCGCTCTGCGTTCGACACTGCGCCTTTACCTGGCATGGGTCGCTTCATAGGGCGGCGCTTTACTGGTGCTGTTGCGTCGTCCGGCTCTTCATTAAAAAAGGGGCGACGGCCTCCGGCCAGCATTGGCATCTCCTCTACTGACATCTCCATTGGCGCAGGGGTAATCTCCTCGACCATGGTCGTTGTTTCAACCACGGGCTTCATCTTCTTGGTCTTGGCAATCGCCTTCT